GTTCACGAGCCCCGCTAGGGCTGCGGTGCCTGACCGGATGTTCGTGCTGCCCAGCGGGAAAATCTTTTTCTGCGAGTTCAAGCGCGGTGGCGAAAGGGCCACCAGTGCCCAAGAGCGCGAGCATCACCGGCTGCGTCAGCACAAGGTCGTGGTCTATGTGATCGACGATGTGTTCTCGGGCCTGCGGATGGTTGACGACATGATTGCATATGCTAACCCCTAACCTGCTTCACGACTACCAGAAGAAGGCGGTCAACTTCCAGTCCACGCACCCGCACTCGATGCTGTGGCTGGACATGGGCCTTGGTAAGACCGTCATCACGCTGACCACGCTGGCGCACCTGATCCGCACCCAGTTCCTGCGGGGCGTCATCATCGTGGCCCCCATCCGCGTCATCCGCCTCGTGTGGCGTCAGGAGGCTGTCAAGTGGGAGCACACGAAACATCTTCAGTTCAGCATGGTTGTGGGCACCAAGGATCAACGCACACGGGCTCTACTGCGCCCCGCTGATGTGTACCTCATCAACTATGAGAATCTCGGCTGGCTTGCCGAGACGCTCCAGACCTACTTCGTCAAGAAGGATCGCCCGATGCCCTTCAACGGGATCATCTGGGACGAGATCAGCAAGATGAAGAACAGCGCCACGAACCGGGTCAAGGCGTTTCGCAAGATCGCAGACAAGTTCGACTGGACTACCGGCCTCACCGGCACCCCGGCCAGCAACGGCTACAAAGACCTGCATGGGCAGTTCCTCGTGGTGGACAAGGGTGAGCGCCTCGGCACCAGCAAGACGGCGTTCCGCACCCGGTTCTACCGCAAGGTCGGCCCCTACAAAGAGGTGCCGTATGACGACACTGAGGACACGATCAAGAAGCTGATCGGCGACATCACACTAGAGATGAGCGCCGAGGACTACAACCCGCTGCCTGACCTCATCGTTAACAATGTCGAGATCGAGATGCCTGACGAGTTGCGGGCTAAGTACGACAAGCTGGAAAAGGAGTTTTTCCTCGTGCTCGACAGCGGCAAGGAGGTTGAGGCATTCAATCAAGCGGCCCTGACAAACAAGTGCTTGCAGTTCTCCAACGGTGCCATGTACCCGATCGCCGGGATGCCGCTGTGGGAGCCGGTGCATGAACTCAAGCTGGACGCGCTGGAGGAGATCATTGACGAGGCGCAGGGTAGCCCGGTGCTGTGCGCCTACGCCTATCGGTCAGACGCCGAGCGGATCATGGAGCGGTTTAAGGCGCTACGCCCCATCAACCTGACCGAGTGCAAAAGCGAGGCGTCATTGACAAACGCCATGCACCGGTGGAAGACGGGCGACTGCGCCCTGATGATCGGCCATCCGGCGTCGATGGGTCACGGAATTGACGGCCTCCAGCAAAACGGTCACATCCTCGTGTGGTACGGGCTTAACTGGTCACTCGACTTGTACGAGCAGTTCAACGCCCGAGTGCGCCGCCAAGGTCAGGGTGCCCCGGTCATGTGCCACCGCATTCTAATGCAGGACACCCTTGACCAAGCGCAAGCACTGGCTCTCGACGAGAAAGCCACCACGCAAGCAGGGCTACGCAACGCGGTCAAACAGTACCGCCAATCAAAGGGGGTGTGAGATGAGTATGCACTGCCCGATGTGCGGCACTTGGTCAATCGTCAAAGAAACGCGCACCAACAAGGCCGACAACATCGTCAATCGTCGTTATGAGTGTGCCAACACACACCGGTTTTCAACTGAGGAGAAGATTCGACATGACACAAAACAAAGTCGCACCCATCAAGTGCCGTTACCCACAGCAGTCCGAGCCTGAGTCTTGGCGAGACTACCTGCCGAGTGTGGCAGGGGTTGTGATTGTGGTGCTGTTTAGCCTAGCGTTTGCGCTGCCGCTGACTTACCTGATCCTGCGCTTCTAGGCGAATAATCTTGTTCCCGACTTGTCGATAATTAAAGCCTGCTTTCGGGGTGCAATGTCGGGGCCATTAGGTACACTGATATGCGTCCAGCGGTCAAACTCACGAATGATTTGATCGAATCCGATGTCACTGTCGATGACTTTTCGCACCACTTCGTCCGGGGTCATACCGGGCACACGCAAGTCAGCGGCGCACCCTAGTCGGTGCTGGCTGGTGTCCTTGCTACCTACGGCGTCATTGACCTTCTTAGACCGAAAAGCTGAGTTGACCATGATGGGTTTGCCGCCCAGCACCACCTTGACCTGCTCCAGCATATCGGCCAACCTTTTGAGGTTTTCCATTTCGACCTCGTTGGGGGTGTTGTCCCAGCCGTTACGCTCGGCTGACTCAGAGGCCGTAAGTTCGTCAAGTGTAAAGTGCGGTGTCAAGTTCATTTGATTGCCGGTGCCTTAGAGAGAAGATCGGTCTTGGCTTGCGAGCCTGCGCTGGAGCCGAAATAGTAGGCGATGATGCCCGTCCATGCGGTGCCGAGGGAACCAAGCATCATCAGGATAGCGGGGTTGTTGGAGTCCACTTTGCCCAGCAGCATCATCACCATGATGCCGAAGAACCCGACAGTGACAATCGCAGCCAGTGCCGGGGGCACGATGGAGCGGGTGGTGGCCTGCATCTCCCGAGCGGATTTGCGGTCTTCTACCGACAACTTTTCAAAGTTCAGGCCAAGTTCCTGCGCTTGCTTTTGGAGTTCGATCTCGGCGATCTTGACCTGCGCGATCTGCTCGGCGGTCAGTTTGTTGTTGGAGATCATGTCTCCGACCTTCTCCGGCTCCACGCCAATAGCCTTGGAGATTGCAGAAACGGCCATACCGGCCAAGGGGCCACCCATCGCTGTAGCGATAGTGGGGGCGATCTGTTTAAGCCATTCCATTACTGTTTGCTCCTTGAAAGCATGGTTGCTGCGATCTGCAAAAGAACCCTGTACGCATCTACATCCGGTGGCTCCTCTTTCCAGCCCACGGTGATCTGCCCTACAAATTTCCCCTGCTCGGGCGGGACACTGATGCGGCACCCGTAGGTGACACCTCGTTCGATATACCACAAACCGATCTCAGATTGCGCGGTTTTGTACGCACCGCAAGGAATCTCACTTGCCATCAGCGCCACGACATCCCTGTTGTTTGCGGCGTTGGCAGTAAAGAGGCCGACATCTAACCCTTCGTGGGTCTTGTCCCTACCGTCCTTGGTATAAGCCCGATACAGGATACGAGTCCCGAAAATCGGATTGACTTTGAAGATTGCCACAATTGCAGCGTCGGTGTGTTTGAACAGATGCGCTGCTACATCTTCGACGCGATCTTCGGCGATGGTGGGCAACTTCTTCTGTTCTTTGTATGCGCCGATCAAGAGTGCTTGGTTCTGCCAGACAAAGTAACCCGTAAACGCGAAGGCGGCCATCAGCACGATGGCAAACAGTTTGAACGGCGAGTCCACATACCCAAGGACTTTGTCGATCAGGCTATTGTGGTTGATCTTTTCGTCGCTCATACCTGCATGACGATGTAAACGAAACCAATGAGGAAAGCAACAAACCCGACGGTGATGCAGGTGTACAAAGCAAACATTGCCTGTTCCTGCCTGCGCTTTAGCTTTGCGGCCTTCTCCTCTGCTTCCCTCTTCTTTCTAGCCCTTTGAATTTCCATATGCTTCTGGAGAAACAGTGTCCAGAGTTCCGGGTATCCGCCATAGACTAACTGGTGCTTCAAATGCTCCATGTCCTCACGCAGCTTGTTTTGCTGCATGACGATTTCCATCGCCTGCGCCGCGTCTGACTTTCCAGCGTTGGCATCGTTCGCCGCCTTGTTGACGATGTCGGCTGATTCAAAAAGTGCCGAGAACTCTTTGATACACCCGGTAATGTCTTTACCGAGCTTGAGTGCTTTTTGAATGCCCGCTACCGCAGCTTGCGCTGTCGCAAACGCGGTGATGGGGTCGATCATGGTCAGCCACTCTTAAAATGCCCCGCTACCCAAGTGATAACGCCACCGGCCATCGAGGCGATCGTCATACCCATCCAGAAGCCACCCTTGCCTTTGTTTGCCAAGGCGACGAGTTCTTCCAATTGGCGTTCCATCTTGTCAACCTTGCGATCCATTGCTTGAACGCGCTCCCACAAGACGCCATACTTCACGGGGTCAATTTCTGCTTCCATGATTACTCTGCCAGTGCGTTTTCAGTTTCACGGGTAGGTGCCAAGGCATTAGAGCCGAGGGTGGTTGCAGTTGCGCTGCGAATCAATTCAGCAGCCTCCTGTGCTTGCCTACCATATGTAGTTCTGCCGGGAGGTGCGTACAGCTTCGAACCCTTGGCAAGATTAGCCGGGTCAGAGATGATTTGCAACACCCGGCTGCGCTCTTGAACGGGCAGACGCTCCAAAAGGTTCACGGCACCTTCGGGTGTCTTGAGCGCCTCGGTGAGCGTTGCCATCGTCTTTGTGCCAATCTTGTTTTCCAAGATGGAGATTGCCTTGTTAGTCGTCGCGGCGACGGCGCTAAGATACGAGGGTAGACGCAACTTCGAGGTGTGCTGAAGAAGCAGTTGCTTGAGTGCCTCTTGCCCAGCAGTTACCTGTCCCTTGATTGACAACTCGGTCAAGTGTTTTTGGGCTTGAGCTTGCAACACTTGCAGCGTGTCTTCTGCAAGTTCAGTGGCGATGTTGTAGTTGCCGGGGCCGAGAATCTTCTCTACCACATCGGGCGACTCGCCTTGAACCAGACGAACAAACGCATCCTTGTCCGTCTTCCACAGACGCTGGGCCTCACCCGTGAGCTTTTGCTTGGCGATGTCTTGCATCCCTTGGGCGTATTCCTCAAGGTATGCGCGATAACCCTTACCACCCGACGCTTCAATCGCGTCGATCAGCATGGGCTTGATCTTCGTCATCACACCAGCGGCAAGGTTGCGCTGCGTGGTTGCGTCAACGCCCGGGCGAAGCTGTTGGATCGCGGCATTGACAGAGTTCTTGCGAATCGCATCAAGTGCCTTGGCGTCAATAACGCCGCCTTGACTTGTCCACTTGGCAATGTCATCGGCAACGGTCTTAACAGCACCCGCCAGAATATCGTTGCCAGCAAACTCGGGGTTGTTGGTCACAGCCCGAATCGAGCGAACAAGCGAGTCGCCCTCCAAGGGCTTGATGCCCGCAGAGCGAAGGCTGTCAGCAGCCGACTGAGCAAACCGGGCACCTTGACCCAGATCAAGGGATGCATCGGCGGCTTGCGATGCCCAGTCGTCGGCCATCTTAGCCAGTTCGCCCTTGTAGGTGTACTTGGTAAAGCCCACCGGCAGGTTCTTCTTAATCAAATCCAAACGGGCGCTGGCTTCTGCAATCTGACCGGCCTTAATCAGCCTGCGAACATCCTCAACTTTGGCACCAGCGGCTTGAGCCAACTGATCGGCTTCAGCCTCCAGCGCAGCCACACGCTGACCTTGGTTAGCACGAGTAAGTGCGGCTTGACGAGCGGGGCTCGTGATGTCCGTAACCGTCTGTTTAGCCAGATCACTAGCCGCACGAGTCTCGGTGGCCGTGGTGCCGCCTGCCAACCTAGCAAGGGCGTTGAGCGACACCTCGCCTTGTGACTGCTCCAGCGCCCGCAGGAAGCGCGGATCGCGCTCAGTGGCTCGTTGAACCAACGCCTGAAATGTCGGGCTATTGATTTGAGCAGTGGCCTGCGCCGCGCTCTGCCCGGTGCCCTGTGCTGCTTTGAGCGCGTTGAGCACTTGAGGCAGATCAGGGCCGAGGGCGTTACGAGCAATGTCGGAGGCTTTGTTCGTCGAGATGTTCCGCAAGTCCATGACCTTGCCGACACCCTTGGCAAGCACTGGGCCAAGCACCCGACCACCCGCTTCAAATGTGGAACCCTCGACAATGTTTCGAACTGGCTCAACAACTTGAGCAGCACCTTGACGCCGAGGTTTGCCACCCAAGTACACATCGCCAAGTTCCAGCAGTTCCTTAGCCATGCCGTAACCTATACCAGCGCCACCCACGGCACCGGTAGCCGTGCCGACAGGGCCGAGAACCGTTCCAGCACCGCCGCCGACAAGACCACCAGTAACAGCACCGAACGCCTCAAGAGTCGGGGCAATAAACGGGCGCACACTCCGATAGAGATTTTGCCCAGTGGTCAGTTCTGGCTGCGCTGGTGCGGCGGGCGCGGCTGCTCGTTGACCGGGAACACCTTCGTCGGTCAGCCAGCTATTGTTGACAAGGAACGCCCTGCCACCTTGCGCGTTCGTGGCGCTCTCGGTGTAAGGCTTCCACTCATTGCCGACAAGAACGACTTTCTCGCCTGTGCTTGGATTAGTTGCCGTCTGAAATGACATCCCAATTCCTTAAGATCAGTCGCGTTTAAAGCCGGGAGGTGGCGGGGGTGTGCCACCACCGAGAGGCGCACCAGTAACTGAACTTTGAGGTGCAACGGGTAAAGAAGTTGCGCCACCACCTGCCCTACGCTGCGCGTTAGCGATACCTTTGCGAACTACTTCTTGCAGGTCACGAGCGGCAGCTATGAACTCTCGTTCGCTTTGTGCCAACCCCATGCGGTTAATGGCACCGGTGGCCTTTTCACCTTCTTTTTCAGTAATTGCACCACCACCCTTGAGCGATTCAAACGCCTCAAGGAATGACGCACCTTTAATTTGATCAAATCGGGCTTGGAAATCAGACTCGGATGTGCCGGGGATAAAGCGAAACGGTAATCCAAAACCAACAGCATTTCCAAAACCCGGATGCACTTTTTGACCCGGCAGCAACTTGCCCGTGTCGTCACGCTTACCAATCATTTCGTCGATCAGGCGCAAGCCTTCTTCAGCACGAGTAACGATCTTAGGCAACGCTTGCTGCGCGGCCACATTGCCTTTAGCAATGTCCTCACCCGTTTTTCTAGCTTCAGCCATTCGTTGTTGAAACACCGGGTCTTTGGCGCGTTGGTCTTGTTCCTCGGCAACTGCAACGCGACGACCCTCAAGACCAACGCGCTCACCTTCTAGGCTGATCCGCTGACGGTCATTTTTAAGACTCTCCGACTGGTACGGTGACATACCAATCTTGTATCGAGAACCGGGCACCTCAGTGGCAGGCCCACCAGCAGCCGGTGTTGAAACAAGCCACTCTTCCTTACCATCGTTTTGCTTGCTGATAACAGGCTTTGCCGCCTCGGGCGACAAAGTCACATCAAGTGCGGGAACATTGGTAAGTTGCCGACCCGTGCCCTCCGACACCGGCACTTGCTTACTGCCGGTGGGAATCCATTTGGGTTTGTTGAAATCGTGGAACTCTTTAGATTTCAATGACGATCGAAGAATGAAATCAGAAATCCCTTCCGGCCCTTTGGCAATCGCGGCTTCGATTTCGGCATCACCTTGAGCGGGGTCAACACCAAGACTCTTTAGGTAACTCTGCATGACCGGGTCGGAATGATTGGCCTTGTGCGCCCTCATAAGCTGGGCACCAGCCGTTGGAGAACCCGGGTCGATTCTGGTCAGCGTGTCACGATAACGCTGCGTTACCGCGTCAAGAATCTCACCCTCGGTTTTCCGTTGCGTAAGGCGAGAGTTAGCCAAGTCAATTAGACTTTTTTCAATCGCCGGCAGCTTGGAACCTTGACCGAGCGACGAAATTTTGGAACGCAGTTTATTCGGGTCAATGTTGCCCGTTACGGGGTCGTAAGCCTCCCTATAGGCTTGGTTCAGCGCATTGGTTGACTCTTCTTCGCGTTGAGCCTGCCGCATTTGCAACTGAGCCAGTCGGTTCTGCGATTGAGCACCTTGGATTGTGGCAATCTTGCTATAGATCGCCATCGGGTCAATAAACTCAGGGGCTTTAACAGCCAGCGAAATGTTTGGATTGACTGCCATGATTTGTCCTTACCCGATACTTTGAGCGGGTGTGTAATACGCCGGAGCAGGATAAGGATTTGGGCCAAGAAACACCGGCGGTAACAACTTGTTCAGCGTTGCAGCGTTCATGTATGTATTGCCGACGCTACCGAGTGCCTGATTGAGCGCGTTGGCACTGCCCACATACCCCGAGGCCCGAGCAGCCGCACCCGATGTCATCAGGTCGCCGGCGGAGGTAGCGTAGTTCTGACCAGCGGCATTCACTTGGTTAGTCGCCGTTTGACCGATGCCGGCAAGAGACTGGAGAGGGTTAAGCCGAGCAGACCGCTCGGTTTGATACCGATTGAAGGCGTTTTGATATTCTTGCGAACCCATGTCCTGACCGTACCTAGTCAGACCTTTGAGAGTCGATCCCGACAGTTGCATCCCGCGAGCGGCAGCCGACCTCTCGATGGCTTTTTGACCTTCAGCAAGCCGGAACGCATAACCCGGATCGGCTTGAAACTGATCCATGCCGAACGGGGTGTAATCGGATGCGGTAATGAGTTTATTGAGCGCACCAATGCCCGCCTGACGATACGGCTCATTAAGTTCCTGAGTCCGATCGTATTGCTGGCTCTGTAAATCAGTAGCGCGATTGGCGGCATCGGCTTGGGTGCGAGCGGCTCTATTGGACGCACCGGCGCTTATGGCACCACCAACAATTGCACCACCCGCGCCAATGGCTGCTGCGACTATGAAACTCATGGCGTTACCTCAATTTCCGGGTTTTTCACCTTGTTGCCAACGGTGAACATCGAAGTCGGGTCGTCTTCTACCAGTTCCGATTCTACTTCCTCTACTGTGTCTGATTCAACCCGGTGGAAGGTTATGCACAGGGCATCGGTGAGCGCGTGAACCGCTCGTTTGGTGCCGGGG